CTGATTCGGTTGTCAATGATCACCATGGCAGGCTAGCACCATGGCGGGCAGAATACTAGCCGATGACGAACGGATAGCCGATATGCTGATCGACGAGGTTGTTCAGTTCCACTTCTAGTCGCTCCAACTCGGTCTTCGCCTCAGCCTTCATGGCTTCACCGTTCAGTGTGAAGCCTCCCTGCGGACCGGCGAGCGTGCTAAATTTCGACCGAGCTTCACCCAGCATCTGTTTGCACCACGCAAGCGTGTAATCACGCAGCCAAGGCCGGGCGTAGGGGTCGATCAGGATCACGCTCTCCGGTCGTACGTTGTAGACGTGCAATGCGACCTGTTCGGGCGACGATATGCGACGCTCCATCGTGAGGTTCTTGGTTGCCGGGTCCCAGATGAATTGGATATCGCGTCCGAACATTCGTCCGACCAGGGATTGATACTGCATCGCGAGGTCATACGTCGCCAACATGCCGGAGCCGGTACTGCCGAGAGCCCCCGGATTCTGTGTCATGTAGATATTATTCGTGAAGGCCAACGAAAACGGATCGATGGCGGCACCGCCCGAGGAACCACCGATCGTGCGACGATAGATGGAGCGCACTTCTTGGACCTCATCGGGCAAGCGATACACCGCGACCTCGGGTTGGACGTCGAGGAACAGATACGATTCTTCCAATGCATTGCCGGATCGCTGACGATAGCGACCGATTGCCACCTCAAATGCAACATCGAAGTGTTCTGGATCAAGTTCGATGGTGATGAGTCCGGCGCCGAGCAGCAGTCGGACTTCATTCAGAATCTTTTGGCGCGGGGTGAGTTGCGGATCACTTGACATTGACAGTCCCTTGGTACGGGACGTATTTATGTCTGCCTCGTCATGCCGCATTTAGGGGTGGGTTTATGCCATTCGATGCACTGCCTGAGGGACCTCGTAACAACAGTGACCTGCTGGAGATCGCCCGCTCGCACATCGCCAAGGGTTGGATTCAGCATCATTACATGAAAGACGGTAGCGTCTGTGCCGTGGCGGCACTGTCGCTGGCAACGGGCCATCGATATCCGGCGAAGCCGAGCGAACAGGATCGCCGCCTCGCGGAACTGCTGGTCCGCGAACTGCCATCTCACGGCGGCATAGTCTTGCGCTGTTGTACGTCAGCGCACTTCCGGGTGAGATTTTTCAATGATCGCCGTCGGACGCGGAAAGAGGACGTCCTGGCAATGTTTGATCGGGCGATCATTCGTCAGCGGGCAAATGAATGGCAGTTGCTCACCGGTCAGGCCGGTCGATAGAAGCGAATCCGTTCAAGCGGCTCCGGCGTGACGCTAGTCGGGCATAGCTGTCGCGCCTTGGCGCGTACAGCCTCCATATACTCGGAACGTCGAGCCGGGCCGCAGCTAACTGTTTGCCGCACCAGCACAGGATCGACGGTCTGACAGCGAATGGTGTCGATCCACACCCCGGAGGCATCAAACCAAACCAACTGACCATAATGGATTTCAAGCTGCGTACGACCGATCCGAACGAACGTGTCGCTGCCCTCCCATCGCCGCATTTCCCCTATAGGGTCTGGCAAATGGCCGTCGGTCACCCACTGGCCCAGTGATGCGGCCAGTTGGTCGCTAGTGTGCTCGCGCTTCAGCATCAGCAATGCCTTGCGCATCCAGGGCAGCTTTACCGGGAATTTGCCGATCTCTCCCTCGGTCATGCTGTCGATCTTGGCGATCAACGCCGCAAGTTCGGGACAGCGACTGGCCTCATACTCAAGCAGGGCGACTGGGTTGCGGGACATTACGATGAGTTGACAAAATCTTATTTATGAGCTACAAATCATTTGTCAAAGGAGTTGCCTTGATGCGCGTTCTGTTGGTTCTGTTGGCCTTGACGGCGTCAGCCTCGGCGCAAACCCTTCGTGACCCGTCGGGGAATCCGATCGGGCACTATTCCCAAGAGGGTAATCGCACCGTGTTCCGCGACAATTCTGGCAATCCGCATGGCTATTCCACGCGGTCGTCGAACGGGACGGTGGAGTACCGTGACAATTCCGGCAATCTGAAGGCCAGGGAGACACCGCGATGAAACGCCTGATCCTGATCGGCGCATTGCTTGGGCTCGGCGGCTGCGTGTATGATCCATACACCGGGGTCTGGGTGCCTGCGGGCTATGCCCCTTACGCCGCCGCCCCATATGCTGCCCCTTATGCCGCCGCTCCTGATGCCGGATACGCTGCACCACCACCGGTCGCCTATGCGCCGCCCGTGGCTTACGCGCCGCCCATCGTCGCCGCTCCCTCCATCGTCATTGGTGGTGGCTGGGGCTGGCGCGGCGGTTGGGGTAACGGTTGGGGTTGGCGTGGTGGCGGCTGGGGCGGCGGTTGGCATGGTGGCTGGCATGGTGGTGGTTGGCACCGCTAGATCGGCGTAATCATCATCGTGAAGTCATTGTTGCCCGTGCTCAGTTCGGTGTTGTGCACCACGACTGAGCCGGTGATTGTTTTACCTGGAGCGATGGGGCCGTTCAGCGCGATCGACGATGCTGCGGCCCCGGTCGCGGCATCGGTGGTTGGCTTACCGTCCGGACTGAACATCGCCACCGTCTCGCCGGCAAACGAGCCCGGCTGAATGTCGGTCCAGTATGGATAGTTGGCATTCACCGTGTGGCCGAACTCGATGACGCCGGGGACCAGACTCTGTGGCAGTTTGGGATCATTGGCGGCCAGGGTCAGGAGAATTCCCGGTAACGTCGTGCCTGTGTCGTTGACGAACGCGAATTCAAACTTCGCGGTGTAGCCGATCGAGTCTGGCGGCGTGGGTGCCACGGGACCCATGAAGGTCATCGTGCTGGTGCCGAGCGTCTTCATGTCGAGCGCGAATTCGACGTTGGGAAACAAGCCTTCCTGACCTGGATCGGAAATCGCCATCGCGCTATTCGGCGGCAAACCATGGGTCCAGTGACCAGAACCAGAGGCGAGCATCGTCTTGCCAGGGACGAACGTGGCGGGGTCAACTGGAGAATTCAATGTCGTAATGATATCAGCCATTCATCCACTCCTGCTCGGGCCGGCAGCCTATATGGCAAGTTCGCGGAGGAGGGTAGTCAAGCTGTGGTGAGCATCGGTCCCGTGCCCTAAATACGTCGGGAGGGCCACTCATGCCACGGTTGTCGATTTGGGATAGCGGCAAGAAGTCAGCGGATTACCGCTTCATCGACCGTTCGATCTCGGAATCTTTCGGCATCGGTGGCACGGCGGTCTACTGCCACCTCTACATAGGACCATACCAGCAGGAATACCCCCTGCTGAACCGCGATGGCACGACCGTGCCGGCGTATGATCCGGCCAACCCGCCGCCGCAGCCGGTTGCCGGCAACGTCACCAGCATCCAAGACGTGCTCTTCCTAGAGAACCGCGACCGAAAGTATTCGACCATTGTCTACGAGTTGCGCGGCATCTATAATCTCAGTGATTTGGACTATGACTTGCGTCAGTTCGGCATGTTTCTTCAGACCGACACGCTTTTTATTGAGTTTCACTTGAATGACATGATGGCGCAACTTGGACGACGCCTGATGCCGGGCGACGTCCTGGAGCTACCCCATCGTCGGGATGACGTGCTTGATCTCGATGCACCGGCGGTGAACAAATTCTACGTGATCGAGGATGCGGTCAGGGCGTCCACCGGGTACTCAGCCACATGGTTTCCGCATATCTGGCGCGTCAAGGTGTCGCCGATGCCGGCGTCGCAAGAATTTCAGGACATATTGGACCAGCAAGCGACCAACCCGCTCGGCTTTGACCAAGGTACCCTCGGCAGCCTCATGTCCACCATCGGCATCGACCTCGGGATCGATGAGGCGGTGGTCAATCAAGCCAAGCTCAGCGTACCGAAGCGGTACTTCGAGACTCAGCAATTTTGGATGGTCACCCCGGAAGCATCCGGCAAGGGCTCCAACCCATGGGTCTTTGCCGGCGACGGCATTCCGCCCAATGGCGCGACGCTACTCGGTGCCGGTCATCGCTTCCCAGAGACGCCGGGCCAGGGCGACTATTATCTGCGCACCGACTATAAACCGGCGACGCTATTCATGTACGACGCCAAGGCGTGGCGTATGCAGGAGCAGGACATTCGTCAGCAGGATTGGACGGCGGCCCACAATCTCCTGCTATCGTTTATCAATAACGACAACACGTCGAGATTCAATGATGGGACGATGGCACCGGAGAAAGTGGCTCTTTCCAAGGCCGTCAAGCCGAGAGCCGACTTCTAAACCCACGCCGGCCAGCCAAAGAGCCGCTGTACGACGACTAAAGAACCCGGACATGCATCCGTTGAAACCGCAGGCTGACCAGCCTTGGCCGGCACCGTCATGGTAGACGATGCCCATCAAAGCCGCACTGTTCCGCTTTGTCACCTCCCATAAATCGGGATCGTCGGGGTTGAATTGCTCGAAGCGGAAGGTCGGCGGCTGTTCCATGTTCCCCGTGGGGGTCACTGAGACAGGGAACAAACCCTATTCACCGCGTCTCTGTCAATGATGATTTGTTGGTGACAATCGCGATCCACTGGCGCATTATGCCCGCAAATCTGCGGAATCTGAGTTGGCAGGGTCGAACACCGCGCTCGTTAGGCGGATGTTCTTCGGCTCGAACACGACGTACTTCGTATAGTAGCCAGCGGAATGATCGGCGGGGCATTCTGGGTCTACCAGCGCATCATACCCGTGCTGCATCAGGTAGTGGTAGATGCCGGCCCACATGCGTCGCGGCGCATCCCAGTCTTTGAAACGGTCTTTGAGCCTCTCCAAGACATTGTAGCCGCTCGGCGGCGAGGACAATGATGGGCTTGCATAGCGGTTCCGTAGATCATCCCAGTCCTCGCCGGTCAGGTCTCGGAAGTGCTCGGGTGTCACGCGATGTTCTGGCTTCCTGACGTCATAGTTGACGACGAACGGGTTCTTCAAACGCAGTAGTACAGCAAGCACCCGGCCATTCTCCTTTTCACCGGCATAGCCGGTTGCTTCGGCCTTGCGGTTGGCGAAATGCGGTGCGAAGCCGAAGCCGGGTACGCGCGCTCTGCCCTTCTCCAAGTCAAACGCGGTGAATTTGCTCCCAGTGCCATGATAGGTGGGGATGGTAAAGCCAAGGGTTCTGGCGCGAGCCATGCGCGACGCCTTGTCCATCGGCAGCATGCGTCCGACGATCTCGCATAAGCGTCTCATGTCACTCATCGACTATTTAGGCAATAAGCCTCGCATAAATACTCGTCATCTTACGAGTATCGCAACATGCACATCAGTCAAGACGGCATCAATCTGATCACGAGCTTTGAAGGCTGTCGCCATGTAGCCTATCAAGATACCAAAGGCATCTGGACAGTCGGTTTCGGACACACCGCCGATGTCTGCGAAGGTATGACAATCACTCAAGAACAAGCAGATGAGTATCTGGCTGCTGATCTAGCGGAATTCGAACACTATGTGAATACCTACGTATCGGTGCCGATCAGCCAGCACCAATTCGACGCCCTGATATCGTTCTGCTACAATCTCGGCCCTGGCACGCTGCGCCATTCTGACCTGCTGTCGTTTCTCAACG